AAATATTATCTACAATGTATAAGATTATATTAAACTTTGCTAATAAAGTAAAACCAGAATATATAGGAATCGCTTCATTAGATAATGATAATAGTAAAAATTACCACATGGTATATGCTAATTTAACTGATAATAAATTTAATAGAATACCTGGTTATTTTAGAAAAGATGTATCTTTACGTTTTAGTGGTCCTAATGGGGATGGAAAAATGATAGTACTAAAAAGAAAAGAAAATTAAATTTTAAATATGTATTATAGACACAACGGTGTCATTTAGGTTAGAATAAGTTAAGGAAAAACACTACGAATAAAAGAGGCAGTATAATTTGGCCCTGTAAGAAAAATGTAGTATATTAATAACAAATAAATAAAAACCAAGTTAAATTATGGACATCAATGCAATTAAACAGAGATTGAATTCTCTACAGTCGTCCGGACAGAAAAAAGAAAAGGTCGATTATTCCAAGTACTATTGGAAACCAAAACAAGAAGGTAAGTATCAAATTCGAATTGTACCTTCAGTCATTAACAAAGAAAATCCATTTCAAGAAGTATTCGTACATTATGGATTGTCAAAATTCCCAGTATATGCTTTAACCAATTGGGGTGAAAAAGATCCAATCGTTGAGTTCGCTAAACAACTTCGTAACAGCAATGACAAAGAAAATTGGAAACTAGCTAAAAAGTTAGATCCTAAAATGCGAGTATTTGCTCCTGTTATTGTTCGTGGTGAAGAAGATAAAGGCGTTCGCTTGTGGGAATTTGGAAAAGAAATTTATATGGCGTTACTAGGTATTGCTGAGGATGAAGATTACGGTGATTTCACAGACATCAATGAAGGTCGCGACTTTACAGTAGACGCTGTAATGGGTGATATTGGTGGTCGTCAAGGTATCAAATGTTCAATTCGTGTTAAACCAAAAACATCTCCATTAGGTACAGATAAGGCAACTATTAAATCATGGTTGACTGAACAACCAAATGTTTTAGAGCTACAAAGACAAATGACATTTGAAGATTTAAAAGGTATTTTAGCTAAATTCTTAAACCCAGATCTAGAAGAAGATGAATCAGAAGATACAGATGTAGAAGAAACACCAGTATCAAAAAATGATTTACCTTGGGATGAGGATGAAGAAGCACCTGCATCTAAGAAAAACTATTCACTTCAAGCAAAACCAAAAACAACCAAAGCGGATAAATTTGATGCTTTGTTTGAGGATGAAGACGAAAACTAATAAAAAATAAGTTATGGCTAAGAAAAAAGATTCACTTACAACAGCTGTTTCGGCTGAAATTAAATCTAATTTTAATTTAGATAAATTTAAAGAGAAAAAGCTACTTAACAGTACTGTTAAATTTAAAGAACAAAAGTGGATCCCATTTTCAGAAGCATTACAAGATTCAACTTCACTCCCAGGTGCAGCTATGGGACATATCAATTTATTAAGAGGACACAGTAACACCGGTAAAACAACAGTTTTACTTGAGTTGGCAATTAATGCCCAGAAAATGGGCATTTTGCCTGTGTTCATTATTACAGAGATGAAATGGTCTTGGGAACATGCTAAACAAATGGGTTTCCAAGTAGAAGATGTTATTGATGAAGAAACTGGAGAAGTAGTAGATTATAAAGGATTTTTCCTATATGTTGATAGAAGCACATTAGGTACTATTGAAGATACAGCAGAATTTATCGCTGATTTATTAGATGAGCAACGTAAAGGTAATTTACCATATGATTTATGTTTCTTCTGGGATTCAATAGGTTCTATACCTTGTAAAATGAGTGTTGAAGCAAATAAAAATAACCCAATGTGGAATGCAGGAGCAATGTCACAACAATTTGGTAATTTTATTAATCAGCGATTCCCATTATCAAGAAAAGAATCATCACCATATACAAATTCAATGGTTGCAATTAATAAGATTTGGGTTGCACCAGCTGAAAATATTTTCTCTCAACCAAAAATGAAGATGAAAAATGGTGAAACAATGTTTTTAGATGCTTCAATTGTAATTACATTTGGTAATATTACTAATAGTGGTACAAGTAAATTAAAAGCAACTAAAGATGGTAAAGAAGTAGAATTTGCTGTTCGTACTAAAGTATCAGTAGATAAAAATCACGTTACAGGCTTACAAACTAAAAATACAGTTGTAGCTACAGTTCATGGTTTTATTGGTGATGATACCAAAGATGTTAATGAGTATAAAAAACAACATGCTCATGAATGGGTTCATATTTTAGGAAGCCTTGATGGTATTGGTCTCAGTGAAGATAAATCAGAATGGGAAGAAAGTAAAGAGAACATTACATTAATTGATGAAGAATGAAGCATAGCGAAATCTTAAGATTATTAGACAATATCCAAAAAGATGATGTCCCTAAGGGAGGAACATTCAATAAACATAGTAATGTTCTTATTGTTGATGGATTAAATATGTTTCTAAGGAATTTCGCGGTTTTGAATTATGTAAACCAAGGTGGAGTTCATGTTGGAGGATTAGGTGGATTTCTACGCTCACTAGGATCACTAATTAACAATGTTAAACCCACTTCGGTTTATGTAGTATTCGACGGAATAGGTTCTTCCCAAAACAGGAAGAACTTACTTCCCGAATACAAATCAGGCCGAAACTTAGCTAGAATGACAAATCATTCTGCTTTTGATGATTTAGATGAAGAACAGGATTCAAAAGTGAATCAAATATCGCGTTTAATACATTATTTAAAGTGTTTACCCGTACATCTCATATCACTCGATAAAGTCGAGGCAGATGATATTATAGCGCATTTATCCCAACACTTAGTCAACACCTATAAATCAGATGTTACAATTGTTTCTGCGGATAAAGACTTTTTACAATTAGTAAATGAACATGTTACTGTTTATAGTCCAATTGTAAAAGAATACTACACACCTAAACTAGTAAGAGAAAAATTTGGCTTGTCACCTCACAATTTTATCTTATATAAGATATTAATGGGAGACAATTCAGATAAAGTACCTGGGTTAAAAGGTTTAGGGCCTAAAAAACTATTTAAACTTTTTCCAGAACTTCAAGAAAAAGATATGTCCTTAGAAGATTTGAGGAATATTTGTGAAGGGAAATATAAAGAAAATATTATATACTCGAGAGTAATATTTGATTACGAGATGTTACAGAGGAACTATAAGATAATGGATTTAGGTAGCCCGTTAGTAGATGAGGATGAGAAGACGTTGATACAACAGACAGTTGAAGAAACTGTAACTAAGTTAAACGCTTCAGATTTCTTAAAGATGTACCACGAAGATGGTTTAGGCCACACATTAAAAAATGTAGATTTTTGGATTAGAGATACATTCAGAACATTAAGTAGTTTTAAATAAATAAAAGTTATGACATTAAGCACACTAGCTCAATATGGGACTCAGTTCCAGATCAAAGTTTTGTCCTCTTTACTTACCCGTAAAGAATTTCTAATAAACATCCATGATGTTTTAAGTGACGAATACTTTGACAATTCAGCTCATAAATGGATTATAAATGAAATCCTTAAGTATTATGACAAATATCATACTGTTCCTAGTATGGATATTCTTAAGGTTGAGATGAAGAAAATTGAAAATGAAGTTTTACAACTTGCTATTAAGGAACAGCTACGAGAAGCTTATACAGCATCAGAAGATGATTTAGCTTATGTAGAACAAGAATTTTCTAATTTCTGTAAAAACCAACAGTTAAAGAAAGCATTATTAACATCAGTTGATCTGTTAAAAGCAGGTGACTATGATTCTATTAGACATTTAGTTGATAATGCTCTAAAAGCAGGTCAAGATAAAAACGTTGGTTTAGAATATACTAAAGATATTGAAACTCGATATAGAGAAGAACATAGAACAGCTATACCTACACCTTGGGATCTATTTAACAACTTATTTCAGGGTGGTATTGGACCAGGTGATTTTGGTTTAATATTTGGTAATCCTGGAGGTGGTAAATCATGGACATTAATTGCCTTAGGAGCACATGCTGTTAAATTAGGTTTTAATGTTATTCATTATACATTAGAATTAGGTGAAGATTATGTTGGTTTAAGATATGATGCTTGTTTTACAGGAGTACCTGTTAACACAATTCGAGATTTTAAAGACAGAGTACAAAACACTATTACTGACTTACCAGGTAATTTGATTATTAAGGAATATTCACCAGGTAAAGCATCAATGTCTACATTAGAAGCACATAT